TCGCGGTCAGCATCACCCTACCGCAGGGAGGTGGACAACAGACATGAATGTTCATCAGGCGTTTCTGGGTTTCTTTCTAGTTCTCGCAGTCGTAGCCCTCGCGGAGCAAACCTACATCTTCGTCAAAGCCGTGTCAATGTTCGCGTTCAACCTCAGCTATCTCACAGCCTACATTTTCTTGTGGCTGTACGGCTTCGACTTACCAAGCGTGATCGACGCCGCCCATGCGGCCGGCGCATACCCAGCCATAATCGTGATCGCCGTCTGCATCACCGGGTTGAAGCTAACCGGTTCACCCCGGGTTGTTCCCGTGAAGGCTGTTGAAGTTTGAGCCGCCTCTACCTCGCGGCCGTGGCCGTGCTCTTCCTCCTGTTGGGGCTGGGCTTCGTTGCTAGGGCAACAATTGATCGAAACACATTGAGGGCGCAACCCACACCCACTGTACTGCTCACATTCTACGCCACGGACAATCTTGGCTTCCTAGAGTTCCTAGATCTCGTAAACGCAACCGGCCCACTCATCCTCACCAGTTCACAGAGCACCCTTCTGAATACGTCACAAAGCTACATCATACTCTTCACCCCGTATAATGCGAGCACAGTGTTTGAGGGGTGGAGCGTTCAGGGCGACGCCGTACTCTCACACGGCGATTACATGACCAACATCACCGTGTACACGAACACGACTCTGGTTGCGATCGCCAGCAACCCCGCCATCCCCACACCCGAATTTCCTTCCGGCCCCTTGGTGGCTCTCATTCTTGCCCTCGCGCTTGTCCTTAATTTGCTGGATGGGCGGGAAGCACAGGTTAGTTCCGCAACTCGTAGCCCTACTCCCAAAGGACACCCACTGCTACGTTGAGGTCTTCGGCGGCTCCGGCGCCGTCCTACTAAACAAGCCGCCCAGCCCCGTAGAGGTCTTTAATGACATTGACAACGAGCTTGTCAATCTCTTCATGACGGTGCGTGATCATCCCACTCAATTCATCCGCGCGGTCCAAAGCCTTCCGTACTCTCGCATTCTGCGGGATGATTGGCGTACACAGTTCTATCGCGGTCGTTGGCCTAGGAACCGTGTGGAACGCGCGGTCCGCTACTACTACCTTGTTCGGTGCAGCTTCTTCGGCCACATCGATAAGGGCTGGAGGTTCGCCCTCAAAACCGACGAGGCCGCCAGGCTGTACAATTGTGTTGGGGAAGTAGAGGAAATCGCGCAACGCCTAGCTCACGTCCACATCGACCACAAGGACTTCCGTGCTTGCATTCAAAGCTACGACCGGCCGGACACCGGGTACTACTTGGATCCACCGTACTTTGGTTCGGTTCCCTACAGGAAAGGCATCCCGCCCTTTACGGAAACGGACCATGTGGACCTTGCCAGGATTCTCACCAAGGTTCATGGCCGGTGGTTGCTGACCTACAATGATCACCCACGAATCCGAGAGCTATACAAGGGCTTCGAGATCTTTGAGGTTGTCACCCGGCTGAACACGGACAAGCTGGCCACGGCCAACCGCCGACCCTTCCGCCAACTAATCATGCGCAACTACTAGGCATGAATAAGGGTCATACCGGGTATGACGCAAATGCCGCGCTTCCCCTCTGGTTTAGGACGCAATCCGATGAGAAGCCTACTAGGCATGAATAAGGGTCATACCGGGTATGACGCAAATGCCGCGCTTCCCCTCTGGTTTAGGACGCAATCCGATGAGAAGCCTGCGTTTCGACCAAATGCAGTTAGATTGGATTGAAGGGTACGCCCTCACGCACGGTTTGAATTTCTCGGGCGTTGTTCGCTTAGCGATCTCAAGAATGATTGAAAGCGAGTTCGTGAAAATGGTCGGCCTAGGAAAACTGTTCGACCTACTCGACCGGCAAACTCGCGAACTCGAAGCCCTCAGCCTCCAAGTTCGAATTGCCGGTTCAGGTCCGCGTCCCACGGACGGCGAGATCGTAACGAAACATGAACGGGAAATGCTCTACGACCAAGCCATCAACATGTTACGCACGCTCCTCGATATCGCCGAGAGCAAGGAAGCCTTGTTGAACCCTGAGATCAAAATTGACGCCTTGCTCGCCGCAAACGCCCTCACCCGTACCGCTGAAGCAATCATGAACGATTACGAGCGAGGCGTCACGAAAGGCGCGTTGCAGCAGATGCGCGATTACATTGAGCGACTTAAACAGGCAAGTGGAGAAAGCAATCAAGGAAGCGCAAAAGGCTCTTGACCAAGAAGGAGCAACCGCACGCGAACCGCAAGCCGCCCTCCATTGGGATCCAAAACGATACGAGAATGACCCCGTCAAGTTCGCGGTCGAGATACTCCACTTTACCCCAAAAGAGTATCAAGCCAGGCTACTCATCGATACTGGCAAACGCATTGTAGTAATCTTCCCGAGACAGAGCGGCAAGACAACCACGCTTGCCGTCCGCATAATCTGGTATGCGGCGGAAACCCCGCGAACTACCAGCCTCATCGTGGCGCCAGGTCTTCGCCAGTCCATGATCGTGATGGACCGCATCCACGCCTTTCTCATGACAATTCAGAAGTCCGTCCGTCGAGAAATGCTGGCTCGGATGCAGCGGACTGTTATCTGGTTCAAGAATGGGTCACAGATTGTAGCACTACCGAACTCCCCAAATCTATTACGAGGATACACGGCTAGCAATGTGATCTGTGACGAGGCGGCATTCTTTCGCGAAGACGAATTGGTCTTTTACAGTGTTCTCTTCCCAATGCTGCAAACAACTCAGGGCACTCTAATCGCGAGTAGCACGCCTTGGGGTAAGGATTCAACGTTCTACCGCTTTACCCAGGATCTTGCCTTCAAGAAGCACTGGATCAAGATCGATGATGTCGTGAAGGCTGGTCTAACAACACAAGCTTTCGTCGACGAGATGAAACAGCGAACCCCAACTGAACGGTTCCGTAGGGAGTACCTAGCCGAGTTCGTTGAGGACGAGCTCGCCTACTACCCTACCAAGTTAATCACACAATGCCAAGACAGCGAACTTGTCCCCATAACGGATGATTGGACGAAGCAGGTTAAGGCGCCACCTGGCCGGTACTTTTTGGGCGTTGACTTCGGCAAGAAACAAGACTACTCCGCCATTGCGATAATCCGTTGGAACACCAAAGACCAATACGCGGAACTAGTCGGCATCGTTCGCTTCCCACTTGAAACCCCATACGCCTCCGTGATCGGATACGTCAAGCTGATCTGCGACAAACTTCAACGCGCCGAGAAAGTGTTCGCCGACCAAACTGGGGTTGGGGAATACATTGTTGAAGAGATGAAGAACGCTCACATTCGCGGCGTCATCGCAGGCGTCGCACTCTCGCTCCCAAGAAAGCAGGAAATTCTCGGGTACATGAAGAACCTCATGGAGAAACAAGCCTTAGCCCTCTACTACGACGCCGACCTATTCGCCGAGATCAACGTGGAACGATTCGAACTCACCAAAGCAGGCCAAATCCAATTCTCACATCCCGAAGGCACCCATGACGATCGTCTCTGGGCTTTAGCGCTGGCCGTGTACGCCACTAGAACGCCGGACACCAGCTACATGGGCAAAGTGTACGGGGTACCTAAGGCATGAAATGCGCAGATTGCCAGCAAGAATTTCCGGGCAGCTACCTCAAACCGTACGCATACTTCGAGTATGTGGGCAGAGCCCGCATACCCCACACGCTGCAACTCTGCAAAACGTGTCTAGGGTTACGGAATGAGGGCGGGCGGCCCAAACCAATCCCGGCAATTCAACTCTGAACCGTGAACGAAAGTGAAGAGTTCCCGAGTCCTAGTCGCTATCGCGGCATTGTTCATTGTTTTCAATTTAACTGACATCTTAACCACGTGGATTGGAGTCAGTAGCGGGCGAGGGGCTGAAGCAAACCCGCTTGTGCTTCTCGAGGGAGGCCCATTCTCGCCGCTATCCCTCATCCTGAAACTTCTCGTCATCCCTGGAATCGTGCTGACGGGTGCTTGGTTGATAGCGCATAAATGGAAAGACCCGAACCTCGCGCTCGCAGCGATACTACCAAACACCATAGGCCTCGCCGCCGTCACCGCCCACAACCTCATGATCGCCATCGCCGGAAAGAAACCCAAGCTGATAAAGGAGGGAGAGGTGAGAAATGAGAAACCCAATCCTGCAGCTGCTGGCTAAGGTTCAGCGGAAGCCGCAGCCCGCGGTGCCCGAAGGACTAGCCATTGGAGTACCAGGTTCTTGGTACGTGTATGGATATTGAAGTTAGCATAGCGCTGCTTCAACCAGAATCCCACCAAGGACTGATTGGCTTCGTATTGAGAATGTGTACCGCACATTCCCAATGGTCTCTTATAGCATAGAGCAGATGGCGGAACAAATCGTTGGCCCAGGGTTCTACCTTAAGAACAGGGGTAGCAATAATGCTGTGGAGATCTGCGAGGCGTTCAACGAGGGCGTCAACGCGAAGATGATCATGCTTCGCATAGCCCGAGAGTTAGGCCTTTATGGAAACAGCGCGATCGAACGACGCTTCACATCCGTTGAGAAGGACCCCACGGACCAGTTCAAAGCCGCGAAGCTTGGCGATTTCGTAACCATCCAGCCTCTTCCAATCTCTACGATGCGTGTTGTTCCCTCGATGTTTACAGGTGTGGACCCGCCGAAAGGGTACACACAGATAATCATGGGGCAATGGCGGCGGTTCGCGCCGGAGCAGATGGCGTGGTTCAAGTTCAATGTAACCGGCGGCCAGGTGGGCAGCGACTTCTACGGCCAAGGCCTCGTTCAGCCCGTGCTCGACTATGTGTGGGCCATCCAGATCATGGAGGATTACATGGTCCGCATAATGAAACGGTACGCGGCTCCAAAGTATTTCTGGAAAGTTGGATCGGACGCAAATCCGCCACCGCCTGAATCGGTGAAGGAATGGGCGGCCACAATCAAGCAAGTCAAACCCGACGAGGACTGGGTCGGACCCGGCACGAACAGTGTTCAGACAGTTGAAACCAACCTCACAGCCCGCTTCGAGGAATATGTTGGCCACATGCAGGCGCAAATCATCGCCGGCCTACAGAACCCGAACCTCATACTCTCCCTCCTTGTTTCTCGAGTGAGTGACGCTTCCGCCCGTGCGATGCAGGACGCGTGGAACCGCAAAATCGGAGCCATTCAAGATCAAATCAAGGAATTATGGGAAGATCTGATCTTCAAACCCCTCGTCGTCCAGGAAGGAATCGATGAAAGCCAAGCACCGGAACTCGTCTGGGGCCAACCCGACGTAATCAGCACCGAACCTAAGACCCTGGTCGACCAGCTGACGCTTCTTCTGAATCCAACGCTCGTTGCCTTAACGCCGCAATCCCGTTTCGACTTCGAGAACCTTCTGCGGGTGACAATGAAGCAATCCGCACTGCCCAAGTCCCTGGCGCCCGTGGCGGCCGCGCAAGCTGAAGCCACGTTAAGTGCTGGTGCAAAACCGCCCAGCACACCGCAATCCGAATCACCGTCCAGCGGCCCGGAAGGAGCCGGCGCTGAGAACGCAGAGAATGAGGGCGGTGATCAAGGGGCCCTCGCCGAGAAAATCCGCGAGCTAGAAAGGAATGGCCGGAAACGATGAAGTGTGGACATGCGAAGTGGGTTCGAGAGTCCGACGACCTATACTTGCTAGTCACCGCCAACGGTGAGGTGGTTGGTTTCTCGAGGGGACGTCCCAACTGGGGCTTGAACGAACTTGAGTCTAAGCCCGCAGGACCTTAACACCGTCCTTGCCTCCGCTGCTTTGATTGCCACTAGCATCAACACCCTCATGACCTCAATCCTTCTCTTCCATCAACTGAATGATCACTGGAAGTTCGTCCGGCTCTTCCACGCTACCATGAAACAAGTTGTGAAGGTTCACCACATCGCACAGCGACGCCGACGAAAACGATTGCAGCAACTACGACAATTGCGTCGGCGCTTATGACCGGTGGGCTGACCTTGTGGCAGTTTCAAACCGAAGGCGACGAGAAAGTTTGTGATGAATGCGGCCCGTTAGATGGTCAAACCGCGGATGAAGAATGCGATTTGCCCTTCGTGCCAGTTCATCCCAACTGCCGATGTCAACGTGTTGAGGTTCCCAATATGGGTGAACAGGTTCTCCGAGAAGACAGCGCCGCATACCCTCTCAAGCCCCCGCCGGTTCGGTCCCCGCCACCAAGTTACTTGCCCCAATACCTTCCGCCAAACTGGACGCATGCTCAGTACGATGCGGTCTTCGAACACCGTAAAGCCCGGTCCATGAGACGCGGATCCTCCCCCGACGACGCCCACAACGAAGCCACAAGTCACCTGACCGCGGCGCTGAAGAGAGGCCTCCAACCGCCTAAGCTTTACACGCATTCACATCTTCACGGCCACGCCCCGGGCTCGCAGCTCGCCGGCGTAGTCCATAAGCACCCGCACTCACATGTTGCCGGCCAACCCCACCCGGACCCGCGGTTTCACCACCACACCCATGTTGGGAAGGCCGCCGAGAAGCTCACGGAATCATTCAACTGGTTAATGCCCTTCAAAACCGCCCTTGAAGGCGCGAAGCACCTCATCAAGGGCGCCGCCATCACCATCGGCCGAACCAAGAACCGAATATCCTACACAAAAGATGAACTCCTACGGGCCGCACGCACTCTCACCGCGAAGCCCCTCCTAATCAATCACCTCGAGACCGTTGAGGAAGTCCAGCATTACCTCGCCGAGAACGGTGACAAGATCCCCGCCCTCGTCAAGGCTGCGTTGCAGCAGATGATTGGCCGCGGGAAGACGGATGTTGGTCATGTGGTTGATTCAGAGTTCGAAGACGACGAAGTCGAGTATGTAGCCCAGGTGACCGACCCCACAACGCAACAAGTGGTCGACGCCGGCCTAGTGAAAGGCGTCAGTATCGGCGCGATCCCGCGGGCAATGGGCAACCCGCCCGTGGGCATCCTCTTCACCGACCTGAGTTTGATCACCGACCCGGAGATCCCTGGAGACCCGGATGCGACCGCCGAGATCATGGAGAAGCTGAGGGAGATGCTTCAACCCGCCAAAGTGAACTTGGTCGATGTCATGATGGAGCAAAGGCACCGGGTCAACTTGGAACTTGCCGAACACATCAACACCGAACTTGCCAAGCGCCGGCGTGTGAACGAAGAGATCTTGGACCGCATCTGGTCTTCTCGCCCGGACACCGACCTGTACCTACACCTACCGGCAAGGTAGGATTACGGCCCTTGACTCTCAAAGCGAAATCGCCGAAAGTCGTACGACGCTTGCTGGCCGAAGGTTTCAGCCTCATCGGCGCAGGCAGAGGCCGGATAGCGTTCGGAAAAGCAGACAGCCCCATAGTTTTCAAGATCACATGGCGAATCGAAAGAACACATCACGACATGAACGAAACCGAGTGGAACTTCTACCAATCGCTCCCCGACGCGAAGGCGCGGTTGGTGGTACCGATCTTTACCTTCGACAAATTAATCGACGGAAACTCAGTGCTCACCCAAGCCGCCGCCAGAATAATCGACCAGCCAACCATGAGCGAGCAAGCGATAGCGGAGAAAATCATGGACACGCTGCAAGTTGCCCATGATCACATTGCCCGCAACTTCGGCTATTACGACAACCAGCTCCGCATAATCGACATTGATTCGCCCATGAAAACGGTCACACGCTCCGCAAGAGCGTTGACAATCCAACGTAGGAGGTGAAAGGAAGTTGAAGCAACTAACAGAGATGAGTTGGGAAGAACTCACGAAACTACGCGAGAAGCTGCAAGAAGACACAGGCGATAGCGATATCGATAGTGATACGGATACCAGCACCGACGCCGAGGACCTTGATGTTTCCCAGGACAATGATGATCTCGTGAAGAGCTACGACAGCGACCGGCATGAATGGATTGAAGGCGACCTAATCGACGCACTCGCGGCCCTACATGAGATCCAGGAAGCCGCACCCAGCGTCAAGAAAGACGCACCGAAGTCGCCGCCGAAAGGCTACCCCTCGGATAAGGGGAAGTACGCCGACCCTACGAACTTCAAGTACCCACTCGACACCGAGAAGCATGTTCGCGCTGCGCTCGCATACTTCTCTAAGGCTTCGAACCGTAGCAAAGGCGGCTACAGCCCACAAGAACAGAAGTTCATGTGGAAACGCATCATCGCGGCTGCCAGGAAGTACGGCATCGAACTCAGCGACGACGTGAAGAAACACGCGGAGAAGCTCGGAGAATCAATTTCCGACGGTGGGGAGGTGATTAAGATGGAAATGAAAGAAGCGGAGCTCGCGGAACTGATCGGCAAGATCGTTAAGGAACAGATGGTGCAGAACCCAGGCGGCGCACTCAACCAAGGCCAGAAAGGTTCCGGAGGCATGGAAGCCTACCAACAGCAGACCCGCATCCCACCGGAGATCGAGGCCATCAACACTCAGCTTGAGGCGTTCAAGCAGAAGCACGCCGCCCATGAGGCCGCGTTCCAGAAGATGGGTGAAGACTTCGGCAAATCAAACAAGGACCTGTCCGCGAAAGTTGACACTCTAATGAAGCAAGTGCAAGCGATGCAGGAAGCCAGGAAGGAACAGGCCGACACGGACACAAGTGATACGGATACCAGCGACACGGACACCAGCGACACAAGTGACTCAGAGATTAGTGAAGCCAAGAAGGGCGCCAAGGGCGCTAAAGCCGCGGCTGCGGCAAAAGCCGCGGGTACCAAGAAGACCGGGAAAGAAGAAGAGGACACGAGTGACACGGGTACCAGCGACACGGAAGACAATGGCCAGCAGGAGCAGGTTCACACCAAGAAGAAAGTCAAAGAGCAAGCCCAGCAGGCGCACGCCGAAGGCCTCGTAGCAACCCGCGACATGGAGGAGGGTACCGGCGTTAGCCCACCCGGTTTCGGAGCGTCGGATGATGAAGCTAAGCCTCGAAGTTTCGGCGACGTCATGAACCGAGCAAGCAGGCGAAGGAGGGGAGGAATCGGTGCCAGCACCTAAGAAAAGAAAGCGACTAGCAGTTGTTCCGGTGGGCGAGGTAACCATACCGGTGCAGTGCGATAACTGCGGCTACTACGCCGGCGACGGAACTGTTGGGAGCAGCTAAACCCCAAATTTTCTGTAGAGTAAGGAACTCTCTGACGTTTCCCTCCGACTTTTTCTCGGAGGTGATTTGTGAATTTGAATAAGAATTATCAGTGCACTCTCTGCGGTCACTATTGGGAGCAGATCGAGAAGCAACCGGACAAGTGCCCGGATTGCGGCTGTACGATAATGCGTGAAGTGCAGCGGGATAACATGGACTCCGTTTCCCCAGCATCCACCGCCCACCTACGGAAGCGAATGGAGACCTGCCCGAACTACGACATAGACATGAAAACCGGCGCCCAACTCTCGCATAAGCTAGACCTGGAACGGGAGATTGATGTGAGCCGCGCTAACCCTAAGCTGCCCCTGGACCGAACAGTAGTTTTCGTTCGTGAACGCTGCGAGCATTGCAAGCTCCTCTACACCCAAGCCAGCATACCCCTCTCACGGCCTGACATAATGCAACGCATGGGCATCCTCAACGAAGTACAATCGAAACTCAACGGATACAACCCCGACGAAGCCATGATCCAAGGAACAGCGCGAAGCCCTTGAAACCCGAACCTCTCCCAATCCGGAAAGCGATAGCCATCAACGACGACCGTGGCCGACACATTCAGGATTTGCAGTCACTTGTGGCAAGAGCTCGAGCTCAAGCCAAAGCAATCCTCAAAACCACAAAGTTTCGGCTTCTTCCAACCATCACATATGATTCTCGTTTCCACTCCTACATTTTCTTGGTAGAATACGTTCCCGAACGTAGATCTGCAAGCTTCGAAGAGACTATGTCGAAGTTGCAGCATCATTCCTAGTCACTTTCGTGACAGAGCTACGGAGGCGGTGAACTCCGTTTGGTTGTATCGCTCAATTGGTTGGAGCATAAACATGAGTGAATAGTAGCATTGACAGATTATGCGCCAGAATTTCTCCTAGGCGCATTCTGCGGAGAAGGCAACATAGAGACCTACATGCTTGGTTCCGGTACCGTGAACCCAGGCGACATGGTCAAGCTCTCATCTAGCGCCGCGAGTTCCGTCTCCACGGTTGTACCAGTCGCATCTGTCGGCGACCCTGTCATCGGGGTTGTGCAACGGGTTTGGACTGCGATGGGTGCAACGTGGGTGTCGGTGATTCAGCGTGGCAGGGTGAAGATGACCGCTTGGGGCAGCGTTTCGATCGGCGCCAAAGTCAAGGCCCACGCGCAGTCCACCTTCCAAGCATGGGTTAGCGGAACCGACGCGGTCGGCGCCGCATTCGGAACAGTGCAGCAAGCCGCGGCCTGCGGCGACACAGTGCTCGTGCTCATTGACACGGCCCCGGTGTAGGAGACCCTAACCTTGTCAGTTAAGATTAACGACATTGTTGAGGCCTACGAGCAAGGCTACGACGCCAACTGGGACAGCAACGATCCGCCAACCGCCAAGGAACTAGCCGTTTTCTGCCCCGAACCAAAGTCACCTACCGAAACCGAGAAGAAACTGAAAGAGTACGCTCGGCTTCGTGAAGTGAATGTTTTCGGCCCGGGCTACGTGCCTGGGGACTTACTGAACAGGGACCCCACATTCCTGCAGCTCAAGGACCAGGTGAAACCCAAGCTTAAGGAAATGATCTTGTCGGACCAGGCGTACGCGGTCGCCGAGATCAACCGCATAGTTTGGGAAGCCCTACAACCCAACCTAATATTCCGAGAGCTTGTGACGATTTGGCACACGAACAATCCAACGTACAGGTTCATTCGGGCCATACTGATCCCTCGAGCTTACGATGTGGCTGAAGCCGCTGAGATCCCCATTGCAGGCGAGAAGTACGACTACGTCGACGTCACCATGCGCAAAATCGGTGTCCGGCCGCAGATCTCACGTGAACTCGTGGAAGATGCGGTCTGGGACGTGGTCGCAAGGCAACTAGCCGAAGGCGGCAGGGCCATGGCTCAGAAGGAAAATGAGTTGGGCATCGCTATTCTCAACACCGCCGCCTCATCCAGCAACAACTATCAGGGCTACGGTTGCACGCAGGCCGCAGCCACGTCAGGGACTCTCGCGTACGGCGACATCGTCAAATCCATAGGCCAGCTACGAGGCCAGAACGCGTTCCCCGACACCCTCGTCGTCAACCCATCCGAGGAAGCCTCAGTCCTCCAGGACTCGAACTTCATCAACGCCTTCTACTTCGGTGGCTTGATGAAGAAAGCGTTGGGCCCTCAGGAGTTTTTCGGGCAGATGTTGGGCTTCAGAACGCTGACTAGCACACTGCAACCATCAGGAACATCACTGCTTCTTGACACGGCCCGCGCATGCGGCTTCGTCATACGCAGGGATGTGACCGTTGAACACCTCATCGACCCCATCAAAGACCTCTCCGGCGCGTCCTTCACCAGCAGAATCAACCTAGGCGTCCTCAGATACCTCGCGATCTGTGCTGTCACTAACGACTGACAGCGATCACTGCGATAACTGGGGACTAGGTTAGTTCGCAAATTCCGCCCACCTAACTGGTGGCGGTGTGTCCTTTCTACCGCGATTATTGTTCGTTCGCGGTTCACGTTCATTCGTACGGATACAGCGTACTGATCATTGGAGGGTTGAAATTTGGGAAAAACTTCGAGTCAAGTAAGCGTGAGTACAACCGCGAAGCTGATTCTGGCGGCGAACCCCGCATGCACCTTCTATGAACTCGTCAATACCACAAGTGGCGTGACCGTGTTCCTTGGGCCCACGAACCAGGTTACGGCGTCGACTGGGCACGCGCTGCTTCCTGGTGTACCGATGCCGCGTCGGTGGAAGCATGGGGATGATACGCAGACGGCCGTGTACGGCATCACCGCGAGTGGAACCGCGGTGGTAACCGTTGATTCACACGTAACTTGACAAGTTGAGTTGGTTCCTTGGCCGACGATGACGTGACCATGGCGCTGCAGCGCCGAACGCACAACCTGATCATTCTTCGGCGCGATGGTAAATGGACTCAGGAAACCGTTTGGAAGCCGGACCAGTTCTACAAGATCCCTGGAGAGTTACCGAGGCGCCGTTTCGCTTTCCCATGCCGGTACCTGTGCGGCCAAGACCTGAAGCGCCCGCATCTAACCTGCTTGGCCACATTGCTGGGCATGGGGTGCCGGATGCGCCTCTCCTGGAGGAAGAAGCTTCCACCCGTCATTGAGCTTGACGGCGTGATCACGCTTCAGTTCATGCCAAGAAAGAACCGCCGCTTCAAGGGATTGAAGAACCGCATCATGTACTTCATGATGAAATACTTCACGACGATCGTGCAGAACCTGCTATGCAACTGAGGCCATGGCCATGGCCGCGGAACCGGAAATAGAAATGGTTCAAACCTATTGCGGAATTTGCCGATGGCCTATCGTTATTCCTGCCGCGGCGTTGAAGGAAGCTCGAGAGAAAGGCGTAGTGTGGATCTGCGGCCACGACGAACGTCACGCTAGTTCCGAATTTCGGTTGTAACGAGAGGGGGTGAAAGACTGATGGTCAGTCTAGCTGAAGTCGCGTTAGCCTTGGTCCTCGTCTTCGTCGGTGTTCTCGCAATCTCTTTGCTCGCAACAATCCTCGGCTTCCTGCCCGCCATTATCGCGGCGGTGATCGTGTACTATGTGGCAGGGCAGAGTTTGCTTTACGCCGGAATCGCGTTCGTCGTCGTGGCATTCCTCTGGGCAATCGTGAAGCATCGTTGAAGTTTCGGAAGTATGTTTTCAGAGGTTCCATCTTCGGGGTCGCTGGCGTCATCAGCGCGGCCCTCGAGCTCTTCTTCCTATGGTTCCTGACTACTCTCGGAATCTGGTACATGTTTAGCGCGATCATCGGCCACGTCATAGGCGGCTTGGTACTCTACAACCTCAACATCGTCAGCGGGAACATCAAACTCGCAGGCCATGTCTCCATGGCTTTCGCGGAATGCGGTTGCACGGTAAAGTGGAACTTGGTTTGCCCTCAGTGCGGTAACTGCCTCACGCATTGCGTCTGCGCCGCGTAGGAGATGGCAATGCATGATTGATCGTTCTTTGGTTCTGAATGAACTTCGCAGCAGAGGATCCGCGACCGTGGCGGAGTTAGCCGAAACACTCCAGTTAGACCCCCACACAATTACGGGCATACTGACCTGCGCGGAAAACAACCCGAAGGACCATGTACGGAAGTTGCGTAAGGTTCCACGACCCGAAACTCCGCGCGGTCAATCGGTGTGGCTTTGGCAGTATGTTGAGACGGTCCCACTCGGAGTGAGACTAACTGTCAGTAGTTGAGAGACTACGTTCCTGGTTTAGACCTTGGGTTGACCCCGTGTGGGATCTTGAATGAGCGAATCTTACGGCTGGAGGTTTCAGGACTACGGCCGAGAAGCCGATGTTACCGGTGTCTTCGGCATTGAGAACAGCGCCGCATTCACCGTCGTCATATGCCCAGTCTGCAAACAGCGTGTTTGGGTGCCGCGCGGCCACTTCGATGTAACCCACGACTGCACTCTCATCTGCCCTTACTCGGGTGATCAGATGTGGTACATTCCCGGTAACCCGGCCCTAGCCAAGGACCAGAACGGGAACCCAATCGTTCTCCAGGGCCTAGACGGGGCGGACGCTTCCCAGCAGCTGATTGAGCAGTTCAAGCGTTTCTTCATGTATTGCCCGGCAAGCACTTGCCCTTTCTATCTCGAGAACGGATTCGCGTTCATACAACGGCGGGTTCAGGTCGACCTGCAAGTCGGTAGGTAGCTTTCCGGTTTTCCGCGTACTCGAATCACATTCGAGTTCTCGGAGGTGAAATTTCTTTTGAGTTTTGGCATGGGAAAAGGCAGGGTCAAACTGGAGATCACGGTCTACGAGCCTTGCCCAACCTGCAAGCATTGGGCCATACGGCCCGTGCGAGGTTTGCCATGGCTAAAGGTACCGATGCACGTGCCGCTCTCGACGCAGTTCTGCAAATGCACCCGAACCGGGAAACCGGGTTTCCCAATCATAAGCGCCCACCGAATTGACGAGGACGACCTGCAAACCGCGCAGTGGGCGCAGCTGGGCATAACGAACCTCCTAGCCGGTGGCTCTCAGACCGTTAAGGACACGAGCGGGAACACACATTCGGTCGCGAACAACAGCTCGGTGTCGGCGCTTACCATCGTAGTTGGCACAGGAACTACCGCGGCCGCCGTCTCTGATAACGCCTTGGGGACCTCCTCAAGCGGATGGACGGGTGGTACGTCAATTACCGTTGGGGCACCAACTGAGAGCGGGACTTCCGGTAGCTACACGCTCACGGCCACATTAACGAACGGAAACGCTTCCGCGGTCAACGCCGGCGAGATAGGTGTAACCGTAACGGTCGGCAGCAACGTCTACTTGATCCTCCACGACGCACCGATCAATTCCTCATCGCCCTACTACTACCCCGTAAGCCCCAACGGAACTTTGCAAGTGACCTATACGATCAACAACGCTTAGGAGGCTAGTTGAGAAATGGTTCAGAAGGTGACACGGTGGTCGCCTGACACATGCGACTGCGTTATCGAGTACTCTTGGGATGATGCCGTCCCTCAAGAGCAGCGGGTGCATACCGTCTCCCGAATCGTACAGAAATGCAGCACCCACGCGAAGCTAGGCCTCTCCGACGCCCACCACTTCGCCCACGTCTTAGCCGAGAACCAACGTAAGAATCAGGCTTCTGGCGCGGGCTGACCACCCATGGTTAGCTACTCGACGCGGCACATATTCGTAGACAACGGAAACGTTCTGTCCGCCGGAACAACCTACTATGCCCCCATTCAAGGCGGTTGCAACTTCAGCCTAGAAACCAATGAAGCCTACGATCAATGCGTCATACGTGCGGCACTAACTTCCGCGTATCTCTTTGTCAAAATCAACGCTAACTCGATTGCGGCTACCAGCACTGTGCTGAGTCGTCATAATGGTGCTAACGGCAACCTGACAGTTAGTATCAACTCGAACGCGACAGGCACTTTCGAGGACTTAACTGATTCAGATGCCTTAGCTTCTGGGGACACCTACGATTACAGTCTCGTACTGGGTGGGAGCTCAGGCACCCTCACGCTACAATTCATAGGAATCGTCCTCAGCAGCGCCGCGGCTCAGACAACCGAATATGTCAACTCGAAAGCAAGTGCCACCACACAAAATCCTGGCACTGTCTACATGGCCTTATGCGGTCTCTTTAGCACTAGCAGCTCAACCGAGGCATACGTGCAGAAGGTTGTTCGCTGTTCAGGGTTGACGCTGAGTAATCTGAGGGCTTACGTGGACACCAACACCGACACAGTTGCGACAACCGTTTATTTTCGGAAGAACGGCAGCAACGGTAACCAGTCTCTCAGCATCGCAGCCGGAACGACCGGAGCTTTTGAAGATACGACGGATACGGATACGGCCGCTAACGGGGACCTGATATGTTATAGGTGGTCGACGGGCGGAAGTGGCGGAGTTAGTTTCACCATCCTTCAGATGCTTGCCGTCGCCAGCCACACCGGCGCAGAAATGGTTACTGCCGGAAACATTGGCAGCATTAATTATGGCTCAACCCGGTACTATGTGATTAGTGGGCAGAACGGTAGCGTCGGAACCGCTATAACGATGAGGTTCGTTACAACCCTCACGCACCTGTACGTCTACATTTCATCGAACACGATCAACTCCGGCAACAGTACACTTAAGGTGTGGAAGAACGGGGCAGCCGGAAACGGCAATCTGAGCATTGGGTATGGTACGACTGGTGCGTTCGAGGACACAACCGATTCGGACAACTTTGTGGCAACCGATAATGTCATGCACCAGTTAATCACCAGCGGCACTAGTGGCACTCTCGGACTCGGAGTAATGGGAATCACATCTCTTGACCCTCAACCCGTCTCCGGGTCAGGTTCCGGTTCGGGCGTAGGCAAAGCCGCCAACGAAATAATTACCGCGGGC